CGTGCCGTCCGCCGTGCCGACAATGCGCGAGCGTGCGCATAACGCCGTCCGTGCCGTCCGCCGTGCCGACAATGCGCGAGCGTGCGCATAACGCCGTCCGTGCCGTCCGCCGTGCCGACAATGCGCGAGCGTGCGCATAACGCCGTCCGTGCCGTCCGCCGTGCCGACAATGCGCGCGATATATAATAAATAAATAAAAATATCTAAACACGTAGTGTTTAGATATTTTTTACCTTCGCGTGTGCCCACGTGTGCGCGTACGCGCATAAAAGAAAACACGGGCGCCTGCTGGCGCCCGTGTCCGTGTCCGTGTGTGTTATGCGTGCATATCCGCGAAGATCGCGCTCGGGCGTACGCCCACCTTGTACGCGAGCGTTTTCAGCGTGCGCTCCGTGTCGCGTGATACGCTTGTATCCGTGCCGTCCCACCATGCACGCTCGTGCGTGTCCGTGTCCAGAGCGCGGAGCGAGCGCGTGTCGTCCGCACGTGCCTGCACGGGCTTGCCCGTGATGTGCCGTGCGAGCGAGCGGTCACGTGTTGCGCGCAGGATCTCGCGCTCGTGCTCGCGAAGGACGTCCATGCTCTTGTTAAAATGCCGTGAAATCGTGCTTTTATCGCATTTTTGACTCTTGCCTATTTCAGCCATGCTGTCGTCCGTGAATATCACGCGCTCAACGATCTCACGCTCGCGCTCGTCCGTGATGTACTTGTCCACGATACGTGCGAGGCGCGGATAATCCGCGAGCGCGTCGCTCACGGGCGTGGGCGCGCTGATGGCGAGCGTGCCGTCGCTCACGTGTTCGCTCGCATAATCGCTCACGTGTTTCATGCGCTCGCTCAATGCGTAAAGCATTTTCTCAAGCGGTTTTTTGCACGCCTTGCCGATTTCGTTGGAGAATTTGCGCTTGTTATGCGCAACGAGCACCGCGCGCACCTGCGCCACGTGGTCAAGCGCATACGCGACGAGCCCGCCGTCAAACGTGCGTGAGATGTTGCCTTTTTCGTCCACGTGCAAGTCAATATTGCCGTTTTCGTCCACGGCGTAGAACATTGCGCACATGAGCGCACACACCTTGCGCATTGCCTCCGCGACGGGCGCGTATCCGTCCTGCGCGCCACGTGTGACCGCGACTGCGCTCACGCGCCCGTTCTCGTCCGTGGGCGCACGCTTTGCTTGCACGCTGTCAATCCGTTTGCCGTCCGCGTTTTTCGTGGGATAGAATTGCGCCTTGTATTTGCAAAAATCTATGGCGAGCTCGCACGCCGTTGCCGTAATCCGTCCGCTCGCTCGCTTGTCTATCCGCTCGCCTACACGATACGGGCGTACGCCGTACGTGCTCTCGCCTGCGTGCTCGTGCCTGTACTCACGCGCCTTGCTCGCACGCTCCTGCGTGACCTGCGTGTCAACCGCGTTGCGTATGCGTATCTCCGCGAGCGTGGGAGCGTCCGCCGTGCGGAGCACGCGAAACGTGCGGAGCGTGCCGTCCGTGTTCGCCGTCCGTGCGCCGTGCGGAATGGAGCGGAGCGTGCGTGCCGTCCGTGCCAGCGTGACCGCCCCGTCCTCGCGTGCGCTTGCGATGCGTGCGTCCAAGCGCTCACGTGTACCTGCGATGCGCTCGTGCTCATGCGCCTCATGCGCTGCCCATGCGCTCGTGCTCATGGGTACGCCTGCGCTTGCGGATACGCGGAGCGTGTTCGCCGTCCGTGCCGTGTTCGCCGTCCGTCCGTCCGTGCCGTCCGTCCGTCCGTCCGTGTTCGCCGTGCTCACGCCGTTTTGCGCGTTTACGCGCACGTTCCCGTCCGTGTCACGTACGCCCACGAGCCGTCCGTGCGTGTCGTACACGTTGACCGTGCCGTGTTCGCCGTCCTTGCACGCGTGTATGGCGCGTATCACGTGCGTGTCCGTGAGATACGCCTCTGCCGTGCCGTCCGTGCCGTGCTCCCACCATGCGCCTACGCGCCCGTTGCGCGCACCTGCGTCCATGTGCACGTCTGCGTGCGTGCCCTTGCGTGTGAGCGTGTACGTGACCGCGTATACGCCGTCCGTTACGCTCGCCATGTTCGTGCGTGCCGTGTTCGTGTTTGCCGTGTTCGTGTTCGTGTTTTTGCGTGCCATGTTTTGCTCCTCTTGCGGAGCGTGTTTGCTCCGCTTGCGTTTTTTGCTCGCCAGCGTGTAGTCAAGCGTTTCGCTTGCTATATATAATTATATCACAACGCGCTCCGCTTGTCAACACTTTTTTGCAAATTTTTGCAAATTTTTTTTGCTTCCTTATAAACGCGCCCGGGCGCACGGGTGATGTGCGCGTGCATGCGCGTCCAGCGTGCGCGGAAAGGCGATCTCTCGCGTGCGTGCCTATGCGGTTTTTTCACGCTTGACCGCATAGCAACGGGCGTGCGAGCGCACGCGGGCGTGGTTCTGGTATATGCGTGGGCGTGCGCGCACGGGGACCCGGTTGTCACCCCTTCTCCCACCTCGCAAGGAAAATCCCCACCCCTCCGCATCGTCATATCAAGGCGCGGATGGTCTACAAACATAATTGCAACACCGGCAGCAACGGAGCGCGGAGACGTCCAACCGGCGATCAGCTCCAATGATAAAAACGGGCGTATGCGCCATGGTTACCGCGTTAGCCGATCCCGACAACGCCCCTAAAAAAAATAAGGTGTTTTTCGAAAGAAATTTTGAAAACACTATTGACAATTATACTCCAATGTGGTATAATGAATATGCCACACAGAGGAGAGCCAACGTCTTCCCAACCCGCTCCGCCTCTGGATGAGAAAAAGCTATTGATAAGCTCCTGAGACAGGAGACCTTCACGGCTATTCCTGTCATAGTATTGAAGAAGGTTTTTCTTTTAGGGAACGCGTCCCGGAGCCCCTTATTTTACTGGGGTTCCAAAAAATTTTACAACCACAAAAGTTGTAAATGGTTATTTTTTAGGTTTTTCGGGCTTCAAATTTTCTGCTATTTTTACTGTGCTGGACACCCCAGCGCGAGGAGGTTATACTATGCCTGTTATTCAACATGACTTTTCCAAATTCAAAGTCGGCGCTATTGATGTAACTGCGCTGAAACGTAATACTGACCGTACGGCTCTTGGCTTAATAGCGCCAGCGACAGAGAGCGTGGACGACGCTGTTGTGGTTGAACACTCTGCCGAGCCCATTAAGAAAATGGAAGACATTATGCGGATCTCCCGCTACTTCATTGAGAGAGGGAAGTACCGCGATAACATGCTCTTCATTGTGGGTATTAACTTTGGACTTCGTGTAAGTGACCTCCGGCAGCTCAGGTTCTCCAGTATTATAAATGAGAACTTCACCTTCAAGGAGACCTTCCCGGTTTTCGAGATCAAGACCAGGAACACCCGCGCTAAAAAGAAGAACAGATACGTTACTGTCAACGCCGCCGTTGTTGACGCTGTGACGCTCTTTCTGGAACATACGCCGGGAGTTACGCTGAGCGACTATATGTTCCGTAGCAACTCCAACCACGGCGGCAACCTGAACCGGCCGCTTGACTCCTGGTCAATTGACCGCATATTAAAAGGCGCCGCCCGCGACCTCGGGCTGACCATGCGCGTTTCTACCCACTCGCTCCGCAAGACGTTCGGTTACCACCAGATGGTGATGGGAGGGAATGAATCCAGAACCCTGCTGCTCCTGCAGAAGATGTTCAACCACTCTTCGCCCGCTCAGACGCTCGCGTACATCGGTATTACCGACGAAGAGATTACCGAGGCGTATAAGCGCCTCAACCTCGGAAGCACCGAGAACTACCTGGTTGACAGCAGGGTCGTTGAGAAAGAGGCCGACGTTGGGTAAGAGAATGATGCTCGGCTACATTGTGAGATACGGACACAATTGCGACGGCGACAAATTCGGCTTCCGAGAGTGTGCGTACACCAGAAAGATCACCTCTCGCGGAGACCGTGTATACTCGAAGATGCTTATGTTTCCGGTAGAGCACGAGGACGTTGAGGATAATACAGAGCAGATGAGGGAGAAGGGCTTTGTTTTGGTTGGAGAGCCGTTCTTTCTGGATGAACAGTTGCGCGAGAAGGCGATGGGGTGGGTCGCATGGGCAAACAAAGCAGACCCGAGCGAGTACGACCCCTTTGCCGAATAAATAACGTTTGCGAGGGACACAAATGTCCTCAGCAAAAACACCGGGCTCACCGCCCGGATAAAAAGAAAGGAGACAACCCCTTGGAGAAGCAAAACGACAAGGATGCCCGCGAACAGGATTTCGGTCTGCGGGTAAACCAGCTCAGCCATTTCGAATGGAAGGGCGACACGCTCATTGAGGACACGATCAGCAAGATGGTGGATGAGCACGACAAAGTAATCTGGGATTTGGTTTCGAATAGGTATGACATCGATTTCTCAGACCTCGCGCGATGGGCAAGAAGGAGGCAGATTGCTGATCAGCCAATGGAGGTCAAGCGTCTGCTTGGCGGAGTGGTAATCCGCGCCTCAGGAGGGCGGGAGTATTACGTCTCGGATATTCCCGCGTTTGAGAGTGTAGCCGGCGACGTGTATAACAAAATCACCACCATACACAACGCGACGGTTACGATATGGGAGAACACACACACCGGAGATATTTCATTTGGATGGAGCGGTGGCGAGGACGTTCTCGTGGAGGGCGACTGTGATTGAGTTATGGCCGTAAAAGTATGTGACGCGGTAATGGGCTCCGGAAAGACCGAGAGCGCCATTACATACATAAACGAGCACCCGGATGATAAGTTCATTTATATTACGCCGTACCTGAACGAGGCGGCGAGGATAAAGAGAGGGTGCCCCAACGCTCATTTTACAGAGCCGAGCAACAAGCTCAAGAAGTACAACTTTCAAAAGACGCTTCATACGGCGGCGCTTATTAAAAGCGGATGCAACATTGCCACCACGCACCAGGCATTCAAACACTACACAGGAGAGATGCTTGAGGATATACAGAGGTGGGGGTACACCTTGATAGTCGACGAGAGCGTAGAAGTTCTTCAAGAGTTCGGGTTTCACCCAGACGACCTCAAGATGGCTGTTGACGCGGGGTTGGTTAAGGAGAACAGTGGAGTATATTCTCTGGCCGACGGATTTGACTACCACGGGGAAGCGCTGCGCGAGATGTTTGCCCTGCTGAAATCGAGAGAGCTTGTACGGATTGAATACCGGAAGGTGGAGAATCTGTTCTACTGGACATTGCCCCCGGACTTATTCAGGTCGTTCCGCGATGTGTATGTGCTGACGTATTTGTTCAGCGGCCAGAGCCTTCACCACTTTATGAAGATATATGATATCCCTTACGAGTACATAGGCATACAGAAAACAGATAGTGGGTATCGTTTCGGGCCATATCCCGGGTATACACCGGAATACATTTACGACCTTCCCAATAAGATACACATTCTGCAAAAGAGCAAGCTCAACGAGATTGGGGACGACAAATACGCCCTCTCAATGACGTGGTTCGACCAAAACGAAACGGGTGTTGAGAGGCTCGGAAAGAATGTGAGCAACTATTATAATAATATCTGGAGAGATATTCCCGCCGATAAACGCCTCTGGGGATCATACAACGGCGCGTATAACAAAATAAAAGGCAAGGGATACACGAAGTCGTTTCTTACATTCAACGCCAAGTCCTCGAATGCGTATAGAGATAAAGACTGTCTGGTGTATATCGTCAATCTCTTCATGAACGTTAACGAGAAGATATTCTACCAGATGCATGGGATAGACGTGGACGAGGATAAGTTTGCTCTTTCTGTAATGATACAGTGGATATGGCGCTCGGCGATCCGGGACGGCGGAGACATAAACATTTACATCCCGAGCAGGCGGATGCGAGACCTCTTAGAGTACTGGATAGATACTGTTAGCAAAGGAGGTAATGTCGTTGATGAACTGGCCGTGTGAGATGTGTCTGTTTTTTGATGTGTGCCCCTTGAGCGGAGAGCCGTGCGACGGGTGGACTCCGACAGATGAAGACATCGTGTTTATTGAAACCATCGGGGAAGAAGAGGCGTCGTTCGTACAAGAATGGTTACTGTACATCTCCGAGGATGATGAACCTGAGAAAGACTGGTTTTTATTTTTCGACGTGCTATAAACAATTATACCACGATAAGGTCTGGGGGTAATAAAAATCGGAAAACAGAAGGTATGTCAAAAATACATTTATAAGATACACAGTAGTCGTTTGCGGCGTGAAAGATGGCGCTTGCTGCTGACCCTTCCTGAGGCACGAAGAAACGAAGAGGTGGTATCCATAGCGGATAGCCAGGTGCTTCAGTGGATCGACCAGATTAACCATATGGAAGATGCGGACAGAAGGGCGAAGGCCATAAAGGAAGAGATACGCGCATTGCGTCGTGAGCCGAACAGCGTTCAGAACAAACGGAGGATGCGTGCCCTGTACGAGGAGCTCGACCGGGTGCAGTTCAAGCCCGATTATATGTGTCTCATTATAGACAAGGAAAAGGATTACTACAGGGCGTGCCGCGGGTTTTGGATAAACGGAGTCCGGTATGTACGTCTACTGGGAACAAACGGTGGTATTAAGAACTCTACAATAGTTTTTGTGAGCGACAAAGTCGCAGATGACATAAGGGCTCGAATTGAAAACGGCAGAGATCCGGACAAGGAGCTTGTGCCGGCGAAGCTTGAGGCTTATAAGGCGCTGACGTGTAGCGCGTCGATCCCCGTATCTTCCCCAAAGGGCGTTTTGGTTGTAAACGATATTGAGACGGAGTTTTCATCCGACATTGTATTTCTGACAGATGAGAACGACGGCGAGCCGGAAATGAGAAGCCTGTCTTCTCAGAAGATAAAACTCAACGCCTCTGACGGGTTTGGGTTAATGTGTCCGGCACTCGCGGAAAGATGGAGCGAGGAGCTTGGGCTCGAGTACGTCGTATCCGGGTGCAACACTCGCGCGTCATTTGAGAAGGGCATGGTTTTCACGTTTGACTTCCACGAGTTTGCGGAGCGCGTTGCGAACAATTATATCGTGACGGACGCGTGGGGTGACCGAAAGGACATTCGTGACGTGGAGCTTATTTTGACTACATCGATGTTGAAGCTCTGGGACAGTTATGAAAGTTGCGACGACTACCTTTCTAAGTCTGAACAGAACGGTTATACGTTTCGAATTGCAAAGACATGCCCCGATGCTCTTGAAAATGAGAGGTGTCTGAACTATCAGTTCATACAGCCGTTTGACCTTGACGACGATGATATTGACGAGCTTATTAAGCCCACGATGGACGAGATATCCGACGTGCTGTGTGGAGACTGGAGAAGAGCCATCCTTTATTTGAAAGGGGTCGGCCTGAACGACAAGTCGGTGCTTCGCGCGCCGGACGACTTTGCCAAGGCAATTATGGCGGATGAGAGGGTCTTCGACGATCCGTTTGTGCGGAACTACATATATCAGTCTATTAAGAACCGGATAAACGAGGCGAAGGTGGGCGTGATTAAAGTTCATGGGAATTTTTCAATCGTCTCGGGGGACCCGTATCTTCTATGCCAGCACATCTTCGGGTTAGAGCCGACGGGGCTTCTCAAGGCGGAAGAAATCTTCAACCGATACTGGGTGGACTGCGGTGCTACGGAGCTTATATGTTTCAGGGCACCCATGAGCTGTGAGGAGAACATTCGCAAGGTTGTGCCTGTTGGTAACGAAGATACCTTGCACTGGTATCGGTATATGGACACCTGCACCATCTTCAACGGCTGGGACACGGCGTGCATTGCACTCAATGGGTGTGACTTCGACGGAGACCTTGTAATGCTCACAGACAACCCTGTGTTGCTGAGAAGATACAATCGTCGCCCCGCGCTCATGTGTGTTCAGCGGAAAGCGGCGAAGCGGATACCGAGAGAGGAAGACCTCACCCGTTCAAACATCGAGAGTTTCGGGAACGAGATTGGACAAATCACCAACAGAATCACGAGTATGTATGAAGTTCGTTCGGGATTCGACCGGGACTCCGAAGAATACGAGACGCTGTCCTACAGGATAATGTGCGGACAGCTCTACCAGCAGAACGCGATTGACAAGGCGAAGGGTATTATCTGTAAGCCCATGCCGCGAGCATGGTATAGCAGGCATGACGTCGCCTTAATGGAAGACGGCGACGGCAAAGACCTTTACCGGAGAATAATCGCCGACCGCAAACCTTACTTCATGAGATACATTTATCCGGATCTTATGAAGCAATATAATACATTTATCAAGAACACGGACCGTAATTCTCTGCGAGAGTTTGGTATGACAGTATCGGAAATCAGGAGCATTCCCGACGAGGCCAAGACAGAGCGCCAGAAGGAGTTTCTGTATTACTACGATAGGCACATTCCCGTCGGGATTGGCGCGTGCGTCATGAATAAGATTTGCAGGCGCTTTGAGTCGAGATTTGACGGCATTGTCGGGAGGGTCAATAAGGACTCTGAGTTTGACTACTCCATTCTGAGACTGGACGCCGAATATAGCCCGAGACAGATGCAGTCGCTGAAGAATATATACTTGGATCACAACAGGCGACTGGAAAGTTTTTCTGTCTTCAAAGACTACGAGCGCATAGACGAGTACGACGCGCTGGCAATGAAACTTTCCATTGACGAAGACTTTCGGCGCAGGTGCGATGAGATTTGTCCCAACAGCGCGTCTCTCACAAACATGATTCTCGATATGTGTTATAGGAAAAGCTCTTCCAAAACATTTGCGTGGTATCTTTGCGGCAAAGAAATAGTGGAAGGGCTGTTGCAAAAGAACGGTGGGTATTTAAGCTACCCCGCCCAGGATGACGACGGAGATATATCTTTCGGCGGGCTCAAATTTTCGATTAAAACCGTAGAGGTGACAAATGACGATAGTATTGAATGAAAACGAGTGGGCGAAGGAAATGATTGAGGCTCACTCGTTGGGCAAGAGAGCATTTGAAACGTTGACGAGAGTAGCAAGATATTATCTCGACGAGGGAATGTCAAAGAGAGAAACAAGGCGGATGCTTGATGAGTTTTTGTTAAGGTGCGACCCATCGGCCCCGCTACCTAGGTGGACGGACACTTTAGATTGGGCTCTGAACAGGGCGTTGAAGTCAAAGGCGGTGAAGATTGACTATATACCTATAATGTCCGAAGAGATGGATAAAATAGACGCGCTCGAGGGACGGCAGATTCGCAGGCTGGCGTTTGCTCTGCTTTGCCTTTCTAAGTATTGGGATGTGGTCAACCCGCGCGGCGACCACTGGGTTAACACGAAGCAGCAGGAGATTATGAAAATGGCCAACGCCGAGCCGTCTCTCAGACGGCAGGGTGCTATGTATAACGCGCTGCACCAGCTTGGGTATGTAGAGTTTTCCAAGAAGATAGACAACACGAACGTAAGGGTGTTATTTGGGGGTGGGGAAAATGAGATTATGAGAGTGTCTGACTTTCGGAATTTGGGATATCAGTACCTCATGTTTCATGGAGAGCCGTACTTCGAATGCGAGAATTGCGGGATTGTGACTAAGTATACACCTCCGGAGCGCGGGAGTGGCAGGCGCCCGAAGTATTGCAGAGATTGTGCCGAGGAAGTGCATATGAAACAGATGGTAAATGCGGTGATGCGGTATCGAGGAAAGCCTGCTGCGTATTCTTGATTTTGTTAACAAAAAAAAACACCCGGAGGCCCTTATTTTACAGGGATTCACGGGTGTTTGAGGCAGTACTATAATGAAGGGAATATATATGTTCCTTTACTTTATTTTTTGAACGAAAGGGATATCGCTTGGTAGTTATCAGTAAGGAAGAAAAAGACAAGCTTCTCGCCAGGTTTCCTGACCTTTATATCGTTCGCACGATGAAGGGTGAGTCTAAGCGGCACAGGTATTACTGCGAAGAGAAGTTTCACGCAATGAGGTATCTGGACGAGCTGCGGGGAAAGAAGCCGGCCGCGGATAAACGAGGAGGGGATCGGTATCAGAATCGAAAGAAGACAAGACGAAACTGAACTCGAGTATCACCGCAGGTTGGTTTACGGCAAGCTTGTCGATAAGACGCTCGCCGACGTGGATTACACGGAGATTGCGGAGGCGCTGTACGGCCAGCCGTATGCGAGCGATGTTGCGCGGCGTATGCTGTATGGTAGCCGTCGTACGCTCGAAGTTCTTGACAGAGAAAGAGAATCCGGTGTAGAAGACGACGCTATAGCGGATGAAATAAAGTCTCAAAAGTATGAGCTGCGCAAAGAGAGACAGCGCTTTTTCGACCAGAGACGCGAGCTCAACAAGCTCATCGCCTCCGAGGGTCGCAGGGAACATTTGTATGACTCACTGCGCGAGTCGGCCGCGGCGCTTCGCGAGACGGTCGGAAAAATATGGGAGCACCACGACGCATACCGGAGTCCCGGCTCGACCTCGGACAACGAGGCGGTACTCGTATTCAGCGACTGGCACTATGGAATGATATGCGACAACGTATTCAACCGTTTCGACACGGACACATGCAAACGCAGAGTTCGAGCGGTCGTCGACGGTGCCGTGCGCAGGATTGCATTGCACGATTGCAGCAAGCTTCACGTGGTAATACTCGGAGATTTATTTCACGGAGCCATTCATACCAGCGCGAGAGTTGCGTCCGAAGAGATTGTCTGTGATCAGATAATGCAGGTATCTGAGATACTGGCGCAGGCCATAGAGGAGTTATCTGGGTGTGTCAACCAAACTGTCGTATATATGACTTACGGGAACCACGGGCGCACAGTGCAGCAGAAGAACGACAACATACATCGAGATAATATGGAGCGCCTGATACCGTGGTGGCTGAAAGAGAGATTCTCCGGGAGGGTCAATATCACAATACATGACGAGTCGGAAGATGAGTTCGTGCTGCTTAATGTTGCCGGGCACGATATCTGCGCAGCACATGGAGACCTTGACTCCGTCAGGCATTCTCCCCGACTTCTTACGGCGCTTTTCGAGAGACAGTATGGCGTACACATCGAGCGCATATTGCTTGGTGATAAGCATCATAGAGAGAGCTTCGAAGAGCTTGGCGTGACCGCACAGATATGCGGATCGCTTTGCGGGGTCGACGAGTATGCGAGCAACAAGCGCTTATTCTCCGTCCCCTCTCAGTTACTTTTGGTGGTCGACAGGGATGACGGCGTGGATGCCGAATACAACATATCGGTTGAACATGCATAACCCAAACAGAACCCGGAGCGCCTCTCAACGATGCGTACCATGCCGGGTCGATTAACGGAATTGCGGCGGACGTCTGCGGACTAAGCCTGGGGGAGTCGGATGCGTCCGGCTCCCCTCTAATAATATAAAAGGAGGTGCGGTCTTGCCGAGAAAAACAAAACAAAATTCAATCACTTCACCCGAGCTGCTCGCAAAGATTGCGCCGGAGAACAAATCTTTGATGAACGACTTTCTCGACTATCTTGAGTCGGTCGGTCGAAGCTCGGGAACAATAGACTCATACAAGAACGACATACAAATAGCTTTTGTATGGAACCTTGAGCAGAACGGGAATAAGCCGTTTGTGGACTGGACAAAAAGAAATGTTATTGCCTATCAGAACTGGCTTATTAAGACCAACGAAAACAGCCCCGCTCGGATACGCAGACTGAAGGCCGCCTTGTCATCCATGAGTAATTTCATTGAGAACGCTCTTGACGATGAGTACCCGAATTTCAGAAATATTATTAACAAGATTGAGAGCCCGGTCAACACTCCTGTGAGAGAGAAGACGATTCTTTCAGACGACGACGTTGATAAAATGCTAACGATGCTGGTCGGCGGCGGCAAGGTAGAGATGGCGTGTTTTGTTGCGCTCGCCGCATATGGAGGTCGCCGCAAGGCTGAGCTTTGCAGATTCAGAGTCGACGACTTTGCAGACAACAAGCTTGTGTGTGGAGGCAGCCTCTGGAAGAGCGCTCCGATTAAGACAAAGGGCAGGTCGAACGGAAAATATTTGAACTGCTATACGTTGGTATCGAGGTTTAAGCCGTATCTTGACCTTTGGCTGGAGGAGCGTCGCCGCAGCGGAGTCGAGAGCGTATGGCTGTTCCCAGACCCCAAAAACACCGAAGATATGCTGCCGATATCGACAGTAAATAGTTGGATGAGAACGCTCTCCCGCATGACGGGAGTTGATATATATGCACACAGCTTCAGGCATTATTACACTACCATGTTGTCCAATCAAGGGCTTCCAGACAGTGTTATAAAAGAGGTACTTGGATGGAGCGACATCTCGATGGTGTCGGTATATAATGACCGCTCTACCGAGGACACGCTTGATATGTATTTTGATAAAGACGGGATTAAGAACGTCGGGCAGGCATCTCTGTCCGATATTAGGTAATCCAGGGGAAGGATGAAAGGGTAGATGAACAGAGAAGAATTCGTAACCAAGGTTGCCTCGGTTATGAGAGACAAGGATATAAGGAAGCCCGTGATGCAGCAAAAATGTGTGTTTCACATTTCTGACGACAGCGGCAACTCGAGAGACTTCGCCGTAACGTCTCCCTCTAAGGCGGTACTGTTTACGAGAGATGATGTGAGGGCGGTGATTGATACCTGCCTGCAGGTTATCGAAGAGACTCTGTGTCGAGGCGATGAGGTTAACATCAAAGGTTTTGGAGTACTCGGGCTTAAGTACAGGGAAAAGAGAAGGACGAAGAAGCCGGGGACAGAAGAGTGGGTTGACGTTCACGAAAGATACGTTCCTAAATTTACATTCGGAACTACCTTGCGTATGGCGGCGCGCGTGTATCAGATGTCGTTAAATGACGCCGCCGCAACTGCGCCTATCGCATTCGAAGACGACGACGGAGGCGAGGAAGATGCCGATTGAAATGTCGACCGATAGGGTAATATGCCCAAGATGCGGTATGGCGTACAGCAGGCGTAAAGGCTATTTTTTAGTCAGCTATGCCCCGCTACATAAGGGTATAGGATACATTCCTGTTTGCAAGACGTGCATCGAGGCGATATACAATGAGTATCTAGCTCAGTGTTCTGACTCAAAACTGGCGGTTAGACAGACGTGCCGAAAGCTCGACGTGTTTTGGAGCGACTCTCTGTTTGACGCGGTAGAAAAGAAGGCGACACCCAGGTCTATTGTAACGCAATACATAGCCAAGGTCAATGCGTCGTCGTATGTCGGAAAGTCATATGACGACACTCTGTCTCAGGCAGGCACGCTGTGGGCGTTTGAGAACTCGAAATCAGCCGTTAATGAACCGGCCGCAGCAGAGACCCCTACGGAGGAAGAAACGCCCAAAATAACGCTCGAGGATGTGCCAGAGAAGGTCAAATTATTCTGGGGTCCCGGTTATAGTCCGGAGACATACCTCGCGCTCGAAGAGAGGATGCGATTTGTTGTTGCGCAACTCCCGGAGGGGGTAGACACAAACGACATGGGCGTCTCAACTCTTATCAGACAGATTGCCGGACTCGAGCTTGATATAGCGAGAGACAGGGAGGCAGGCAAGCCTGTCGACCGGAGCGTTACCGCTCTTGATGGATTGCTTAGGTCGGCCAACTTGCGACCGGTGCAGCAGAAGTCAGAAAGTGGAGAGGCGGCGCTGGCAAACACGCCTATGGGCGTGTGGCTATATAGATATGAAAACAAGCGTCCTCTGCCGGAGGTTGACGACGACCTCAAGGACACAAACAAGCTGCTCAAATATGTGTTTGTATGGCTTGGGCATGTTTGCAAGATGCTTGGTAAGAAGAACGGATTCGTAAAGATGTACGAAGACGAGGTGAGCAGGCTGAGGGTCGAGAGACCCGACCTCGACGACGAAGACGACGAGGAGGCTGTGATGGATATTCTCGGCGATGTCGGCGCCACCGTGTATCCGGAGAGCGAGGACGACGATGACGAGGAAAGAGAAGATAGCTGAGGGTGCGGCTTACTGGGGGTCGTATTACAGACATAACCCTACGAAGTTTGTCGCGGACTATCTGCATATCAATCTAAAGTGGTTCCAGAAAATACTCATCACGATGATGTTCTGGTGCCGTGTTTTTATATTCATAGCATTTCGAGGCGCCGGCAAAACATTCCTCAGCGCAGTGTATTGTGTGACGCGATGTATCTTATATCCCGGCACAAGGGTTTGTATAGCATCGGGGACTCGCGGGCAGGCCATTTTAGTTCTTGAGAAGATACTACAAGAACTCAAGCCCCGTTCGCAAGAATTGTGCGCAGAGCTGGACGATAAAGAAACAAAGGTGAACAACACCGTAGGGCAGGTGGTATTCAAGAACACTTCTGTCATTAAGGTGGTCACCGCTTCGGACTCAGCAAGAGGTAACAGAAGCAACGTCTTGCTTCTGGACGAGTACAGGCTTTTGCCCAAGATTATAGTGGACACGGTGCTGGATAAATTTCTTAACTATCGCAGAATGCCACAGTACTCTGAGTTAACCGAAGAAGAGCGTAAGGCGGAATATAACAAAGAAAAGAACCTGACGATGTATCTGAGCTCTGCGTATTTCAAAGATACGTGGGCTTATAACAAGTGCGAGGACGTGTTCGAGGCAATGACGAGCGGACACAAGCGACAGTTTGTCTGTGGCTTCCCGTACCAGCTTGGGCTGGAAGAGGGCATCCTCGATCCCGAGAAGGTTCTTGATGACATGACCGCCTCTGACTTCAACGAGATAAGCTGGATGATGGAAATGGACGCGCTCTGGTATGGATCGGAGGACGGAGCATTCTTTGACTTCCCGTCGATATCAAAGAACAGGCGTATTCAGTATCCGATGCTTCCGGACTCCGTATCGTCTAGAGTGCCGGGAGCCCCACAACTTCGTATCCCTCCGAAGGAGAACGGAGTTAAGAGAATTCTGTCCGCAGATATCGCGCTGATGTCGAGCCGCAAGAACAACAACGACGCGACAGCTATACTAATTAACCAGATGACGCCAACCAAGGCGGGGAGATACGTCAGCAACTTTGTCTATGCTGACACTCAAGAAGGACTCAGAACGGAAGAGCAGGCGTTGATTATACGCAAGTTGTTCGACGAGTTCGATTGTGATTATATCGCTCTTGATACTCAGGGAATAGGGCTTGGTGTATATGACTGTCTCGCAAGAGATATTGTAGATCCGGAGACGGGAGAGGTTTATCCCGCTATTTCCTGTTGCAATAATTCCGAGATGGCGTCTCGGTGTCTTGACCCCAACGCAGAACGCGTCATATGGTCAATAAAAGCGAACGCCGAGATGAACTCGAATTGCGCATTGCTCGTCAGGGAGGGATTGCGCAATGGGCGCATCAGGCTTTTACAGTCTGAGTTCGAGGCAAGGCAAACCCTCTCCGAAATCAAGGGCTTCGGCTCCCTTAGTGAGAGTGAGCAGATGAGGGTGCTTTTGCCATACATTCAAACGACGCTTCTCGTGGATGAGATGACGAAGCTTCAGCATGAAGAAGCGAACAGGAAGATTAAGATATTCGAAAAGGCGGGTATGCGGAAGGACCGTTACTCCAGTCTTTCATATAACTATTACGTTGCGGTGCAGCTTGAACAGCAGATGAACAAGAGGTCGTATGTGGAAGACCACATATCAGACCTGTTTGTGGTGAAACCGCCATCATACAAAGGAAGGAGGTACCAGGGCATAAATGGCCGATATTAAAAAGAGAACCGCGCCTGCGCTTGTAGCAGAGACGGCGGACGATACCAAGAAAGAAGATTTTGTTTCTGAAATCGGGATATCTGAAAAGTTCGCAGAGTTATTTGCAAATAGGGCGCACATCAGATTCAGGGATTTGAATCGAAACTATAGGGGCTGCTTTTTCCCTAAGTACTCCAAAGAGGATATAACGGAATATCTGCGCAACCCGCGCCTGCACGAGAAGCAGTTGCGCGACGCCGTACGGTATATATACGGAGCCAGTCCGCATTTCCGCAGAGTCATTCAGTACTTTACGGGGCTGACGGACTTTTCATATATTGTAGAGCCGTACAAGATAGACCCGAAGAAGGCCAATATCAAGACTACAAACAGCAACTACAGGAAGACGCTCAATGCGCTTTCGTCGATGGGTATTCCGACACAGTTCCCGAAGATACTGACCGTATGTCTCAGAGAGGACGTATTTTTCGGTACGCTTTGGGTGGTGGGGGATGATATCACCATACAGCAGCTTCCGAGCGACTACTGCGCAATTTCCACAATAGAAGGCAATGTCTTCAACGTCGATTTCGACTTTTCGTACTTTGACTCACGCAGGGACAGGCTGGAGTACTACCCGGAGGAGTTCAAGAGAAAATACGAGATATACCAGAAGAGCATGCTAAAGAGTAGATGGCAGGAGCTGGACTCCCCGACATCATTTGCTATCAAAGCAAACGCGGATATACCCGGGTACGCCCTGCCTCCGTTTGCCGGTATCCTCAGAGAGATATACGAGCTTGAGGATTACAAGATTCTCAAGATGGAGAAGACGGAGCAAGACAACTACGCCTTACTCAATATGATACTGCCGATGGATGATGACGGCAAGTGGTTGCTTGACCATGATAGAGCAAAAGACTTCTGGCGCAACCTCGACGCGGTACTGCCCGATATGATTGGGTCTGTTCTCAATCCCATGAAGATAGACAAAATAAGTTTCGAGAAGACGAACAACGGAGACGCGGATACAATTGCCGACGCCGAGCAGAGTCTGTTCACGGCGGCGGGCGTCTCTTCTCTGCTGTTCAACAACCCGAAGGCATCCGCAAACGCCCTGCTTCTGTCGATTAAGGCAGACCAGTGCATGACATACGGCATTGTAAAGTCAATTGGCGACATGGTCAATAGGTTCATTCAGGCACAGACGTATGGTGCTCACTTCAAGGTTACATTCCTTGATGTCTCTCCGTTCAATCGGAAAGAAGTTGGCGACGCGTATCTCAAGGCGGCAACATACGGCATCCCGACGATATCCGCTTATGCGGCGTCTCAGGGAATAGGACAAGCCGAGCTCGACACGATGAGCTTCCTCGAAGGGGAAGTCCTCGGGTTACAGGATATGTTCAGACCCATACAGAGTTCCTCGCAGATGAGCTCTGACGACCTTGAGTCGGGCGGAGCCACCGACGAGGGAGGAGCGCCCCCGAAGGACATGGAGGACTTGACAGAGTCCGGAGAACAGAACAGGGAGGACGCATAACATATGTTTGTTTACGTTTTCAGCCAGTCGGACGCCGAGGATTTGCTCGATGCGGGCTTTACCCTGATGCTCGTTGTCGAATCTATGGGAGCGTACCTGTTTGAGAACAAAGACGACGCGGAGATCGACTGGGATAATATAGAGCATGTTTTTACAAACACGCTCTCTTTTTGATAGGAGGACGATGCGATGGATAGAGTACTTACCATCACATTTGAGTCGTCCATCACCGACCTTTGCGAGGTTAACTCTTCATTTGACGCCGGGGTGCTCAGAATAGCATATGCCGGCGAAAACAGAAACGGAAGCTATATTTCAAAGGAGGCGTTCGAGAGCGCCATACCGACGATATATAACGTGCCGGTCGTGACGCACTACAACAGAGAGGAAGACTCCCTCGGCGGACATGACATGGAGCTGGTCAGAGACGCTGATGGCAATCTCGATTTAATCAACCTGACCACGCCGGTAGGAGTTGTTCCGGAGTCCGCAAAGTATTGGTGGGACACCGTGGAAGAAGAGGACGGGACAGAACACGACTACCTCTACACAGAGGTTCTTCTTTGGAAGAGGCAGGAGGCTTACAAGAAAATAAAGGAAGACGGTGTGGTCTCCCATTCGATGGAGATAACCGTTAAAGATGGGGAGCGGAAGGACGGAATATATTATATCAACGATTTCGAGTTTACGGCGTTTGCGTTGATAGGTGTTGAGCCGTGCTTCGAGAGCTCCAGTCTGGAGGTATTCTCGGCGAGAGAGTTTAAGGCCATGCTTTCTGATATGATGGATGACCTGCGCCAGACATTTACATCAGTCACGCCTGTGACGGCACACGCCGCTGCAGATGATGATATACACCCACAAAAAGATCAGACGGAAGGAGGAAGGACGGAGTTGGAAGATAACAACGAGAAGATGGAAGTCACGGTGGAAGAGTCCGAGGCTGAAGTCGTCGAGCCCGAGGTCGAGACTCCCGAAGAGGAAGTTGCGGAAGAGCCTGCGGCAGAGGAGCCTGAGGTCGAGGAACCGATAGCCGAGGAACCGGCAACCGAGGATTCTGCGGCGGAAAATCCGGAAACAGAAGAGTCCGGAGAAGCAGCCGAAGACGATGCTGAACCCGAATTTGAGCTTGCGTGCAATATCGTAGACGCTCTGAGACGGGCACTCGATAGCGTGAAGGCTCACGACGAGTACGGTGAATGGAATAAGTACTGGTTCGTGGATTTCGATCCCGACAAATCCGAGGTCTATGCCGAAGACACCGAAAACTGGCGTCTTTACGGCATGTCTTATACGATGGACGGCGACAACGCCGTTATCGACTTCGAGAATCGCGCTCTGAAGAAATGGGCTATAGTCGATTTCATCGGTGAAGACGACAGCGACCCTCTTTCGTCTGTATTCGAAACGATTTCGAAGCAGGTGGCTGAAGGTCGTGCTGCGAAGAGCGAACTCTGCTCTCTTCAGGAGGAGACGGAAGCTCTGAGAAACTACAGAGACCGGGTTGAAACAGAGGCAAAAGAGCAGGCGAAAGCCGATCTCTTTGCACAGTTTGCTGACCTTGAGGGCAACGAGATGTTCGAGGCTCTGAAGGCCGATGAGTCCGACACGGATATTTCCGTGCTCGAAGAGAAGTGCTATGCGCTCCGCGGGAGAATGAATGCGCCTGCGAAGTTTGCACGTGAAGTCAAGACTCCCCGCATTAAGGTTAATGACGAGAGAGTAAACGATTCAAAAGATGAGCCCTACGGCGACCTGTTCGCAAAGTACGGCGATAAGTAATTTTACATAGGAGGAAAAACAATATGGCATACGGTGTAGTTCGCACTGACAACATGCAGGGTACCGATGTCCGCGAAGGTCTCGTCTCTATCGAGTATCTTGGCGCAGACGGCAAGACCCCTACCGCCATCGAGAACGGCAATGTTCTTAAGGTTGGCGCTCTCAAGGCCGGCGAAAGAGAGATTCGCGTCGGCGCTGCTGTGGCAGCAAACACTCCCCTTAACGAGGTAGTCCTCGTTGCTTCTCCCGAGGTCATGTATGACCCCCGCAAGAGAAGTCTTGACGAATTCATTAACGAGGCGGGCGTTCCCGCGAGAGCTTATCGTATCCACTCTGGAGACATCTTCTCCGTTACCAAGGATGCGCTCGCAGGCAAGTCGTCTCCCGCAGTTGGCGACGTTGTTGAGCTTGCCGCTGGCACTAAGCTGAACGTTGCTGGCTCCGCTACTAACGGTTCCACTGTCGTTGGCAAAATCCTGGCTATCGACGTAGTTGGCAATTACACCTACTACGCTATCCAGGTAGCATAACAAGGAAGGAGGATTACAGTAATGGCAGACATGACGAACATTGTTAAGCTTGCGATAGACAATCGCAGGGGCTCTGTGGAGAAGTATTCTCTTTCCGAGTCCAACAAAGTTCTGAGAGAGGCTCTCGTTGACGTTAACAACGGCAAGACCACTCTCGACATCAGGGCTATCCGTGATGGCAAGTGCCCTGAACTCTTCGGTTTCATCGAAACCGTTATTTCTCAGTCCATCATCGATGAGCTGCAGAACGATGACTACTTCATGAGCATGGTCGACATGCGCAACGTTCCGGACGGCGACCAGAACCTCTTCATCGTTGAGGACAACGACCTCTACGTTGTTGACGACGCCGCTCAGGGCACTCTCGGCATCAGACGCC